ACGGCCACAACATTTGGAGCGAAGACCCTGACGGCACGCAGCAACTTGCCAAAGGAAACCTTGTCCCTATGTTGGTTAAGGCTATTCAAGAACAGCAGGTATTGATCGAATCGCTGACGGCAAGAATCGCCGCGCTGGAGAGTTAAAAATGGCAGAAGAACCGCGCACCCGGACTACTGAGCAGAAAGCTCAAGATTATATGGCAATGGGTCACTCAGTTGAGCTAATTGACAAAATCAGGGCTGACTCTGACCCCGGATACAAAAAAGACAGGACGGATGAAGAACTCAAGGACATCGTTACGAGGCACGTAGGTCATCTTGAGAACATGGTCTCCCGTGAGGATTGGGGGTCTGAAGACATGACGGCTTCAAAGGCAGCGATCATTAACGGAAAGGCGTATATAGCATCATGAGCGAAGAAGCACAGCAAACTCCTGCAGTTGTTCAAATTGATGGAACTGACCACAACATAGAGGATCTGAGCACTGACGCTAAGATCCATTTGGAACAGGTCATACTCATTAAGAGACAGATGGATGAGCACAAGCGAGCGGTACTCGCTAACCAGCAGGCGTTAATTAATCTGCAGGTAGCTCTTGGGTATAGAGAGAGTGCCTTACGGGATTCCATCAGTGTTGTAGCGGAACCGGATGAGGCTGTATCTGTCCAATGAGCGAGCTAGACCCTGCAAATAAAGCTCTTGCTGAAATCGAGGCCCACGAACGAGAGTGTCGGCTGAGATACGAAGCGATTGAAGCGAGCCTTAAACGCGGGGAAAAGCGTTTTGACAAGCTCGATAACATGATCTGGGGAATTTACGCAGCCCTTATCGCGGTAGTTATTTTCCCACAGGTCTTAAAACTTGTGACTTAACATGGCTATTAACAGCATCGACCAGACAACCGGGAACCCTCCAGTGATTGCTTGGAGGCGGGTGGCTAATCGTCAGATGCAAGAGTTGGTCATGGCGTCTGATGGCGCTCCTGTTAAGAAGGTAACCGAAGTTTCCGAGACTCAGCTTTATCAGCTACGCGGGAACAGAGTGTCAGTTACCGACATCAGCCGGTCGATGTCTACGATAGACATAAAAGTATGATCGCTGAACTCTCAGCAGCGTTTGCTGCATTAAAAGCAGTCAACGAAGGCATTCAAAGTCTTCGTGATGCTCACGGGCACGGTCGTGATCTTGGCAGCATCTTGGGCAGTTGGTCCGAAGCTGCAATGGCAGCTAAAGAGTGCGAGAAGGTTCAGGCCGCTGGGAAGATGTCTTATCAAGAAGCTCTGCGACTTGAGAGTGTTACCCGTCAAGTAGCCAATTACGACAGAATGCTGCATGACGTGTGCTTGCTGCAGGGCCAAGGAGACTTATACAAGTCGATCAAAAAGAGAATGGCTGAGGCCGAAGAAAATGCGGCAAAAGAAGTTGCGCGAATAAAAGCCCAGCGAAAACGACGGATTAAATTTTGGAGAGAGATTGGGCAAATATTTTCGATCATGCTGGGTATATTTTTAATGGCAATGGTTGCGCTTTGGTTATTTTTTACTTTCTTTTACGGGGCTGAATAGATGCCTAAGAAATTAGAACCCAAATCTCAATACGCTGAGTTTGACTTAGATGGCGATGGCACGGTTACAGATGACGAGATCCGTCGCTCTCAGGATATGCTTGAACTGGAGATGCGGGAGGAAAAGGCTGATACCCAGCGTCGTATGGCGTGGGTAGCCATGTGCTCCATGTGCGGTTTTGCAATCCTGCCCTTGATGCCTTTTGTCCCTGAAGCACGGTTAGCTACGCTCGCAAGCCTGAGTGATATGTTATTTCTTTCTCAAGCGTCTGTGGTGGGCTTGTACTTCGGGGCTACGGCTTACATGGCGCGTAAGTAATGTGGCAGATTTCGGGGGTCTTAGGGGCCGCACTGGTTCTGTGCGTGGTGTCTTTTAAGGTTTATTACGACCGCACTGAGGCCGAAAAAGTCGCGTTACGTGTTGAACTGCAAGCCGCAGTAGATAATCAACAAGTGTTGGAAGGTACGATTAAAGCCCAAAATGACCGTATCGTTCGTGCTATAGAGGCGCAAAAACAGCAGCAGGAGCAGATTCAAGGGCTGGAGCAGAAAAATCGGGAGGCTGCGACAGAAGTGTCCACCTTGCGCCAGAAGTTCGCTCGGCACGACCTCAACAACCTTTCTATACGGAAACCCGGTCTAATTGAGAAAATTGTCAATAAAGCTACGAAAGGGGTTGGCGATGAACTTGCCCAGATCACTGATCCTGCTCGCTAGTCTGCTTCTGCCTTCTTGTGCGCTTTTAGATAGGCCCGAACCTGTCCCGCAAGTTAGACCTGTTGAGATAGTTACGATAGAGAAGCCTGCGCCTGTGTTCCATCCGGTGCTACCAGAACAGATTGTGTTCCTACCCGTAGAATGGAAGATTCTTACTCCCAGTGAGATGGAGCAGTACATTACGGATCTGAAGGCCGGGGAGGCCCCCGTAAATGTATGGTACGGCCTTACAACCAAAGGGTATGAAAACCTGTCTGCCAATATGGCAGATATAAAACGGTACCTACGTCAGATCCTGAACATAGTAGATTATTATCAGGACTTGAATCGGACTGAAGAAGTGCCTGAGGAAGAGTTGGTGGACTAATGGACAAATTGATTGAAATGCTACGTCGCCATGAGGGCGTAGAAGCCCATATTTATTTATGTAGTGAGGGGCATGAAACAATTGGTGTAGGCCGTAACGTGTCTAAGTCCGGTCTTGGGTTATCCGATGACGAAATCGACTACCTGCTTACTAACGATATAGAACGGGTCCGGACGGAGTTGACTGAGGAGTATTTCTGGTTTCCGGCGCTTAACGAGGCTCGACAGCACGCTATGATTGACCTGTCCTTCAACATCGGGCAGACCCGCTTGCGGGGGTTTGTAAAAGCTTTAGCTGCGATGGCAGAGGAGGATTTTGATCGAGCCTCTGAAGAGTTCTACGACAGTAGGTGGGCTACACAGGTAGGGAACAGGGCCAGAGAAATTTGCAAGATGATACGCACGGGTGAATATGCGTAAAGTTGTGTTTCCTCACACGAATGGGGATGCAGTCGAGCCCCTGCACACTATCGAAGTAGTCTGTGGGTACTGCGGATTTGACCTAGATGAGGCGGAACTAGCTGCGGCAACGTGTTCGGATTGTGGGGAACCTTTAGAGCTAAAGCAGAGTGTGTCTATTACTGTAACTACATTGCCCCCTATCTTTGGGCAAACATTATAGGTGTGTCATGCCACTTAAAAAGATGGTCTTCAAGCCGGGGGTTAACCGTGAAGTAAGCCGGTATACCAGTGAGCCCGGTTGGTATGAGTGCGACAAGGTTCGCTTTCGTGGTGGGTACCCTGAAAAAATAGGGGGCTGGCAACGAATATCTACTTCTACTTTCCTAGGGGTATGCAGGTCGCTATCAAGTTGGGTAACGCTTGGTAGCATCCAGTACATAGGGGTGGGCACTCATCTCAAGTTCTACCTTGAGGAAGGGGCAGCGTATAACGATATAACTCCTTTACGTGCTACTACTTCCGCCGGGGATGTTACTTTTGCTGCCACTAACGGGAGCAGTACCCTAACCGTCACAGATTCCTCTCATGGGGCCGTTGAGAACGATTTTGTAGCCTTTACAGGGGCCGCATCGTTAGGTGGGACCATAACTGCGGAAGTCCTTAACCAAGAGTACCAAGTAGCTGAACTTGTAAACGCTAATAGCTACAAGATCACAGCCAAGAACCCTTCAACTGGAGTTGCGGTCGCAGCAAATGCTTCCGACAGTGGAAATGGTGGGGGCTCTATTGTAGGCAAGTACCAGATAACTACGGGGCAAGCCTACGAGGTGCCTGCGGTTGGCTGGGGTGCAGGTACTTGGGGTGGGGGTACGTGGGGTACAGGGTTATCGTCTACTGAGAATATACGTCTCTGGTCCCAAGCGCAGTTCGGGGAAGATCTTGTATTTGGTCCTCGTGATGGCCCTGCGTACTACTGGGATGCTACGAACGGCTTATCTACTCGGGCGGTTGCGCTTACATCGTTATCTGGTGCATCCGATGTTCCTACTACACAACGTCTGGTATTTGTATCTGACGTAAGTAGGTTTGTGTTTTGCATGGGGACTAACGTGTTGGGAAGCGCGACAACAGACCCTATGTTGATACGTTGGTCTGACCAAGAGAGTGTTACGAACTGGACTCCTGCGGCTACTAATCAAGCAGGAGATCTGCGCTTGTCTAAGGGTACAGAGATAGTCAGTGCCCGACAGTCCAGAGAAGAGATACTAGTGTGGACTGATTCCTCTCTGTACTCTCTGCAATATCAAGGCCCTCCTGCTGTATGGGGGGCTAACCTAGTCGGGGATAATGTCTCTATTGCATCCCAAAACGCGGTCGCACACTCTAATGGAGTGTCCCTCTGGATGGGAAAAGACAAGTTCTACATGTATGACGGGCGCACCCAGCCCCTGCCATGTACGGTTCGCCGGTATGTATTTGATGACTTTAATACGCTTCAGTACGACCAAGTATTCGCGGGTACGAATGAGGCTTTCCATGAAGTGTGGTGGTTTTATTGCTCTGACGACAGTACAACTATTGATAGGTATGTCGTCTATAACTACCTAGATAAGACTTGGTACTACGGTACGATGGCTCGCACAGCGTGGATGGATTCCGGCCTGCGGGATAGCCCTTTAGCCGCAACTTATACCTACAACCTCGTAGACCACGAAGTCGGTGCGGACGATAAAGAAACTGGGACTACCACCGCAATAACAGCAAGTATTACCTCTGGGCAGTTCGATATTGATGACGGGCATCGGTTTGCCTTAATCAGCCGTGTTATGCCCGATATGGTGTTTGAAGGGTCCACAGCTACTTCCCCAGCCGCAACTATATCCCTGTTGCCTTTGGCTAACTCCGGGTCCGGTTATAACGATCCAACGTCTGAGAGTGGTAACAGTTCAGGGGCGGTAACTCGCACGGCCACCTCTCCTGTAGAGCAGTACACAGGGCAGATACACACCCGTGTACGAGGACGGCAAATGTCGCTCAAGGTCGAATCTACCGCAGAAGGGGTCAGGTGGCAGTTAGGTTCCCCACGATTTGATATGCGGGTCGATGGGCGACGTTAATGGCGAACGAGATATATAGAGGAGCCCCTCCTGCTTTACCTCAAGCAACGGACATGTATAACCGCCCATACATGGACCAGCTTAACGGAGTGCTTCGGCTATTCTTTACCCGCTTCACTGGTACGTTAGATACCCTGTTGCGGACTGATGGGGGAGGTAAATTCTTATATTCCCCCCACGGTATGTTCTATAGCACAGCCGATCAGTCGGCTGCAGGCATTAATACCGGATACTCAGTAACTTTTAATACCACTGACACGAGCAATGCGGTCAGTGTCGCTAGTAGCAGTCGTATAACCGTCGATAACGATGGGCTGTACGGGTTCGATGTGATGCTGCAGGTAGAGAACAACGACGCTGCTGAACAGACCGTCCTTGTATGGCTTGCGTTAAATGGATCAAACAAAGCGTACACAGCACAGAAATACACTGTAGGTCCGGGGGATTATTCCAGCCTGCATTGTCTGTTCCATGTATCTCTTACAGCAACCCAATATGTAGAGGTCAAGTGGGCTACTAGTGACACAGACGTTAATCTGCATACGGAGAGCGCCTCATCCCCCCATTCCGGTATACCGTCTGCCTCTGTAGCGGTGTCGTATATTAGTAATATATAAGCTCTAGTTGCTCCTAGTATCAAGTCCTCTATACTTACCGCACCCTTATTAGAGGAGCGACTGTTGGACTTTTTAAAGCTTTTTAACGCTGTTGCGTTATCCCAGAAGAGCATACCTTCCGATTATGTACCCGCAACTGCACTCAACGATGTAGTAGATGAAGATACGCTTAACCTAGATAGCTTGGACGTTGCAATGACGTACTTTGTCCTAGCTGAAGCCTATGGCATACCCGAGGATGGTGATGAGGAATTACCTAAAGGTATGACCGTTCAGGACCTTTACGATCACCTGCTGAAGGAGAAAACCGTTGATCCTGAAGACACCTATGAGTCCGTAGAAGAGTTACTGGAGGATTTAGGGTGATCTATATAACGCATTACCGCACCGCAAGTACTACCGAAAAAACCCTTATTGATGACGTTCCGTACCCTCAACACGCCCATATCCTCCCTAAGACCTTCAAACGGGCTAAACGTGGGATGTCCTACCCTCCTCATAAACTTTTAGAGGGACTTCTGGATGAAGATCTCCTTAATTACGTCCGTGACAATCCAGTTAAGGGTAAGACCGGATTCCTGTTTGCCGCAGGTAATCAAGGATGGATGGGCAACAATGGGCGCTACGACAAAGACCCTTCTGCGCAACTGCACTACAAGATAAAGGTACCTTTTATCGTGCTATCTAATATCTATGCAGGGCGCATAGCTGGCATGTTTGGGGTACACGATCACGTATCTACGGATGCTAGTGCCTGTGCGTCCAGCCTGAAAGTCCTCATGGATATGCAGAACCTGATGAATAACTTTGGGTTTGACCGGGTTGTAGTGTTTACCGGAGAAGACAGCGTAAACAATCTTGTCTTAGAGTTTTTTGGGGAGGCGGGAGCCAGCCTGCAGTACAAGGATGAGGAGGACATGCAGCCTTCCGCTTTCGATGAGCGGAACCAAGGGTTTCATATTGGGCAGGGGGCAGCGGTTATGGTTTTTGAGAAAGAACATCCCAACATGGCTGACCCTGCGGCTATGTTCCTCGGGGCGTATAGTTCCGCCGAAGATAACACCAACCCGCTGGGGCAACGGTCTGATGGGAGTGGGTACAGCAAAGCTATAGAAGGTGCCCTCTATATAGCCAATCTGCCCCCAAATTGTGTAAAGTTAGTGAAGACGCATGGCACTGGTACGCCAGTAAACAATGCTGCGGAAAGAACGGCTTTATTGCGATCCCTAGGTCCTGACTTTATAGCGACCTCATACAAGCCCTTGGTAGGGCATACAATGGGAGCAAGCGGCCTGCTGGAAACAGGTTTACTGTTGGACGACATGAAGCGTAACTACGTGCCCAAAATACTTAACCGTACGGCCTACGATCCTGTGTTCCTTTCGGAAAGCGCAGAGGTCCCGGCTGGGCCTTTCCTCAGTCTAGCTGCTGGCATGGGTAATATTTACTCTGCCGCGCTGTTCCTTCCGGCGTCTTAGTATGCAGATAGTGAACAGCAAAGAACGACTTTTGGAGGGGCCTGTGATCCTCGGTATGGCTGCTAGTAACGATAAGCAGACCACGGATCAGTATTCCCCCGACCAGTACCTAGCATTTATTGCCTCTGAGATGACGATACCCGGCACTGATGCAGTGCAGATCGGTAATACGGTCTTTATAGGGCACAAGGGGAAGGGTAAGAACAAGCGCAAGATGGTCGGGCGTGCGTTTAACGTAGATACAGGGCGTAACTTCATTCTGAATGGGTTCAAGTACTTTACTTACCTACAGAAGAGAAAGATCACGCACTATATGACTACGTTTCGTACCCCCGTGTTCCTGAATGCGTTTAAGTTGTTTGACCGTAGGGCGCAGCAGCAAAACTCTGACACCTTATTCAGTATAGGTAAGGTTAAGGGTACGGATGAGTATGTCGTGTATATCCACTTGGGTAAGAAGCCCCTCATGGGACCGTTACTTCGGAATAGATAGATGGCCGCTGTAGAACGCTTCAGTAAGAAAGTATTCGATATAGTCGAAGGTGCGGTTGACTGGGTAGTTGATCGTGTTGAAGACATCGGTGATTTTGTTGTAAACGACATTATAAGGCCGGTGGGGCGGTGGGTAGACGATTTCGCGCATGGGTTCTTTGAGGACCCTTTAGCAGCCACTCTCAGGATAGCCGCAATCGCGACTGGGCAGTTATGGGCTCTCCCTTTGATAGATGGAGTGGAGACCTACCGTGCGGGAGGTTCACTGGGGGATGCTCTGAAGGCCACCGCAATATCCTATGTGTCCGCTAAAGTTGGGGGTGAGGTAGGAGATTTTGTCGGAGAAGCCGTAGGGGACAAAGTTGGTAGCCAGCTTGTTGCCGATATGATTGCTGGTGGAGCAGAGGGAGCTACTAATGCGGTCATATACGGGGAAGATCCTCTTGAAGCCTTTCTTAGAGGGGGGCTCGCACCGGCTATAGATGCAGCGACGGGCGTCATTGCAGACCGACTAGACTGGGAAATAGATATTGTCAACGAAAACGGGGAGGTAACCGGAACTAGACTTCTGCCTAGTGCAGTACAGAATGTAATAGGGACTTCTTTAGCGGCTGCGTTGACTGGTGAGGATGTTAATTCAGACATTATTAACCGTGCTATTAGCCGTAGCCTTATAACTACGCAATTTATACAAGGGGTAGCAGGGCATTTAGGTATCGATTTAGAGGACCCTAGGAAATTAGCCTACATAGCCGCAGCTTCACAACGTGTTGTAGGAAGTATTTTAAGTGGGGAAGGTGGGGAAGCAGCGGGTAGGGCTGCATACAACACTTTCAAAGCCTACACCACAAAGGAGTTCCATGATTTATTAGATGAGACTGATTTTGGAGTTTCTTTCGGAAATATTTTAGATAAATTTTCCGGAGATTACGGAGAAACTGAAGCACTAGCTGCCAGATCAGACGGACTCTATCAGGAATGGAAAGACAAGTACCCTAATTACGAAGAGGACTCCGAAACATTACAGACGCTACGTGACAAGTGGATGCCGCAGATAGAGCGGATACGGGAGCTAACTCGCCTTCATGATGAGGGTGGTGGCGACATGCATCTACAAGGGCTGATAGATGAAATAAACAAACTTACTGCGGAACTTGCTGCAGACATAGATACCGACCTAGATGCGTATCAAGCTGCACTAGAGTCTGTTACCGCTGCAGATGCAGATCCGTTAGTTAAGGAGTATGACCTTGCTCTGGGTGAGTACAAAGATTCTTTGGAAAACCTAAACAACAGTAGCGAAAACCTCGATGAGGCTCTTATAGCGCAGGAAGAAGAAATAGGTACTGCTTTTGCTATTGCGCTAGATCCTAATTTTAACGCAGCAGAATATGCTTATCTAAATAAACTTGGGGAAGCTCTTAGTGAGTCGCAAGTCGCCCAACATTATTTGGAAAATGTACATAATAGCCCTGTTACTAATATAGAAGACTTCCAACGTAGATTGCACAAAAATTGGAACACACTTGTAAACAATGTTTTAAGTGCTACCGATAAAGATGCATTCAAACTTAGAGGGGGAAGTCCTTCTGCACACGCGCAACAGGCTTTAGGAGCACTGTGGGATAAGTTTGTAGCGGAGAATGGGACCGGAACCGATATTCTTGGAGCTATTGCACAGGTAAATAGTTCTTTCTCTGCCGATCAGATTGACCCTTCTGTACAGGAAGACTTCTTAGCGGCTTGGAACGAGATTATCACCGAAGCAGGGGACAATCTTCCTCCCGGTGAATCTGCCAGCATATTTGCAGCCGAGATACAGGATTCAGAAGACGCTCCAGTTGATTGGGCCGGTATCGTTTCGGCTACTCCTATAGATCTACTAAATCTTCCGGTAGGCAGAGGGCCAGATGGAAGTTTAATACAGCTATCGGAATACGAAGAGCGGTACAACGGGATGAATGGTCGAGAGACTGTCATACGTACGATGGTTAGTCCGGGGGTTTTTAAGGAAGAAATAACAACTTTCGATGCTAACGGTGACCCCACAACTTCTACCCGTATCGTAGATTTTTCCGAGAATCTACGGGAATCCCTTAGTCCTGAAGATAGTGCGCTTGTATTTATGGCTGCGGCTTCTCAAGGCGACGGGGAGGAGGTTGCAGAACTCCTAGATATGGATCAGTCCCTCGTTGACCAATTAAGCAACGTCATGGACTACTTCGTAAACAGTGACGAGTGGGAGTTTGAAGCCCGTAGCGAGATTTTCGACGCTACGTTTACGTTGGATAACACCAACGTACAGAACATTATGGCTAATACCTTTAGGGGTATAGGTGGTGTTTTTGAAGCATTCGGCACCACGTACGATTTTATTAGCTCTATTGAGCCTGTAGGTAGTGATAGCTGGCGACTCGGGGAAATTGAAGAGAGCGCGTTCACTCGGTTTGCTCAAGATCTTGCTGCAATAGGGGAAGGTGGACTCACAGAAGAGTACACAGCCGATAAAGAAGCCTTTGACGGACGGGTATCCGCCGCGATAGAGGGGAAGACTTACCGTGATACTTATGAAGCAAACATAGCTGCCGGGTTCACCGTAGAACAAGCTACAGCAGCAGCGATAGCCGCACGGGATGCTATGTCCACAACGGAGCGTTCTCTTGAAGTTATTGAGGGGCTTTTCGGGGCTATAGAAGACCACCCCACAATGTTTCTCGCTGAGTACATAGGTGTAGAACTTTCTCAAGAACTTGTTCCCCTCCTAATTGGCGGGGCCGCAGGGGTAGCAGCTAAGGGCGCTGCTAAAATAGTTGGGCGTAGTGATGAGGTAGCTGAGCTTCTTGCAGGAAATGTATCGCTAAACGCCGCTCTTATGTCCGACGTAGCTGAAAGTTTTGGATCGGCTGCTGGCGGGGCCTACGAACAAGCCCTAGATGTGGCGCTTCGTTCTGGGCTGGGAGAGGAGGAAGCTCGCGCCTATGCGACCAATATTAGTTGGAACGCTGGCCTGCTTCAGGCGACCGCTGTTCTTGCGCTAAACAAGGTTGGGGGAGATGCTTTAGAACAAAACATATTCGGGCGGAATTTGCCAGATGCCCCGGAATACAACCCTTTAACAGGGGATATCGCTGGGGATAGCGTTACTTTGCTTGGGCGTAGCATCGATGCGTTGGTAGACCGGGTAGGGGAAGGAACTTCGATATTCTTTAAGGAAGGTGCTACCGAGTCTGTTGAGGAGGGACTTGTTGCCAATTATGTAAGTGGGCAGTTGGCCTTGTTAGACCCTAATATTGATGTTACAGGCGATGTTTCTGGCGCTGTTGTAATGGCGTTCCTCGCTGGAGGCGGTACAACCGGTTCGATATACGGGTTGTCACAAACCGGTGATCTAGCCTCTAACCTGATTATTGCTACCGACGAAGACGTACGAGACATATTAGACAATTTTGAATCCGCCTATGATGCTTATGTAGCAGACGGAAGCCTTCCAACAGCGTTTACAACACTGTATGACAATGCCGCAGCGGCGTTAAATAGCGCAGGTATAACCGCTACTACATTAATCAATAACATCCTAGGCACTGTTGCCCAAGATGAAATAACGACTACGGCAGATGTAAGAGACGCTATAGCCGACCGGGCTGCTGAAGACGGAGAGTCTGCGTATAGCGCGTTTACTGTTGGGGACATAAACAACCTTGTCAGTGAACCGCCCGAAAATTTAAACGGAGAAATCGATGCCATTATCGATAAAGAAGCCGTAGACGATGAGGTTGACCTAGACGAAGAGGTTGACGAAGAGGTTGACCTAGACGAAGAGGTTGACCTAGACGAAGAGGTTGACCTAGACGAAGAGGGTGACGATGCAATTTCTCTAGGTGGCTCAGGTATTACTGGTGAAGGCTCCATTGATTTGGATCTTGACGTTGCAGATGACGAGGGTACAGGTTTTACCGCCCCCATGACTGGCACCAGTGGTCAAACAGAAGGCCCACCTTTATCTGAAGATGACGAAGAAGAAGACGATGAGGTTGACCTAGACGATGAAGTTGACCTAGACGAAGAGGTTGACGAAGAGGTTGACGAAGAGGTTGACCTAGACGAAGAGGTTGACGAAGAGGTTGACCTAGACGAAGAGGTTGACGATGAAGAAGCCCCCTTCCGCTACATGGGAGCGTCGTATGCACTGGCTGAGCTAGGGAGTAGCTTAGAAGAAGCTAGGGCTGATTTAGTTGCGTCACTCACTGATAACGGTGGGGATCTAGAGGACGCTTTAAGTACTCTGGCTGATAAGTTAGAAGTAAGTCCGGAGGGCCTTACCGGCCTTATAGGTGACTGGGCCTCAAGCGTAGCCGCAGACGTATCTCTCGGTGCAGATCTTGAAACAAGTCTGGCTGAGTTAGGGACTGATATATCCAGTGTTGAGACTCGGTTAACTACGTTAATCAACGCTAACGACGGTGATGTCGATCAAGCTGTAGCTGATCTAGCTGCAGAGCTAGGTACAACCGAGACCAACCTTTCTAACACCATAGGTAATCTGGCTACAAAAGTAGCTACAGATATAGCGGGTCTGACAACAAGTCTGGCTGAGTTAGGGACTGATATATCCAGTGTTGAGACTCGGTTAACTACGCTAATCAACGCTAACGACGGTGATGTCGATAAAGCTGTAGCTGATCTAGCTGCAGAACTAGGTACAACCGAGACCAACCTTACTAATCTTGTAGGTGATTTAGCTACAGACGTAGCTGCAGATATAGCGGGTCTGACAACAAGTCTGGCTGAGTTAGGGACTGATATATCCAGTGTTGAGACTCGGTTAACTACGCTAATCAACGAAAACGACGGTGATGTCGATAAAGCTGTAGCTGATCTAGCTGCAGAACTAGGTACAACCGAGACCAACCTTACTAATCTTGTAGGTGATTTAGCTACAGACGTAGCTGCAGATATAGCAAGCCTTGAAACAAGTCTGGCTGATCTCGGGACTAGCGTAAGTGAGGTTGAGACTGAGCTAACTAAGCTAATACAAGATCAAGGGCTAAGCACCGACGAAGCTATAGCTACACTAGCTGGAGATTTAGATACAACTGCAGACAACCTTACTAATCTTGTAGGTGATTTGGCTACAGACGTAGCTGCAAATATAAAAAACCTAGAAGCAGGTCTGGCTGATCTCGGTACTGATATAGATGGAGTCGAGGCCCGGTTAACTGAGCTAATACAAGATCAAGGGCTAAGCACCGACGAAGCTATAGCTACACTAGCTGGAGATTTAAATACAACTGCAGACACCCTTACTAACATCATAGGTGGTCTGGCTGCAGACGTAGCTGCAGATATAGCAGGTGTTACAAAAGACGTTGCAGACGTTGCGGATGTACTGGGTACGCCGGGGCGGGATGACGACCCTTCTACCCCCAATGTCGATGAGTCTGTTGATCCTACCGGGTTGTTTGCGGACATCGCTGCTAAAGAAGAAGCGGGGATGCAACGTGACGCGGCTATTGAATCCGCCTTATCTGACCTTTCGGTTGACCTAGATATATCTATTGAGGAAGTCCTTGAGAGGATAGACCTCGCTGAGACTACTCTTGGAGAATCTTTAACAGGTACCGAAGCGGCTTTAGCGAGCGATATTGATGCAGTCGCGGATCTAGTAGGTAAGCCCCGACAGGATGTAACCGCAACGGATATTGATTTCGTTGCTGATGTCATAGCGCAGAATAAAGTTCTAACAGAGAACCAGCTTGCGCTGTACGATGTCACCGGGGACGGCCAGATCACTATTGAAGACCAGCAGATGCTGGATGATCTGCTTGCCGGACGCCCAGTTGATGTAGCTACTACATCTCCGTTTGCGGGGCCCACAGGTATTTACGCAGCGATAGATGCTAATACCCAAAGAGAACTTGATGCGCTAACTGAAACTAAAATCGACTTACAGACTGACTTTAACAGGCAGCTTCAGCAGGAACAGAAGGAAAACCTCCTTATGGATGTCTTGTCGGACCCTGCTTCGATGAGGCGAGAAGTGTCTGTTACTACGCCACCCCCAACGAATATTGATTACCTATACGACTTTGGTAGTATTTTTGCCAACCCCCAGCAAGCAGGGCTGTTTGCCAGTCCTTATGGAACTGACCCCCAAGGCAGATCCCTTGCTACTCAATTAGGTGCCACAACAGATCAACTACTAGGGCTAGTTGGCCCCAGAGGTAGAGGTTAGAAACGACTATGATGTTATTTAACGACCCTCAGGCGGATGAAGATAAAAAAGATGATAGAAGTTGGTTCGCTAAGATGTTGGACGGCGGTAAGGCTTTTGCGGATACCGACCTAGGTAGCACACTGCTTGGTGCAGGAATATCTAAGTTACTGGACAACCAAGGTATGTTGGACCCCGATATTCGCCCTGTTGGCTACCGAGGTGGGATACCTAAATATACGGCTGTGCGTCAGGGTGTTCCTATGGGGGGCGGGGCGGGTGTCGCAGGGCTGGCAGGAACTGCAGAGTCGCCAATGGCTGCACCTGTTACCCAAACTTATGCGTACGACCCAAATCGGCGTCCCGGTAGTTCTGGGCAAAGATATTTTTCTGATATTCAGTACGCTAAAGCTCCCGGTATTGCCGCTGCTAATCAACAAGCCATCGCACAAGCGGAAGAGCTACGCAAATTCAACCTTGCAAATCCTGCCAGACAGTCTAGGCCACCCCCCGTGTCTACTATGCGTCATGGGGGTATAGTCGCACTTGCTCAAGGTCGGTATCTCGGTGGAAATTCCGATGGTATGGCCGATGCAGTTCCGGCAACGATTAACAACAATCAACCCGCTGCATTAAGTGATGGGGAGTTTGTTGTACCTGCTGATGTTGTCAGTCACCTTGGTAATGGAAACTCCAATGCTGGGGCAAAAACCCTTGACGAAATGATGGCTCGTGTACGGCAACAACGTACGGGCAGATCCGCCCAAGGTAAACAGATTAACCCGCGTAAAGCGTTACCTGCGTAAAGGTATATTTCTATGGCTACTGGAATTGCAACTGGAACTGGGGTAGACCCGAAACAAACAGCGGGTAGTGGTGTAGGTTTAGGTCCCGATCCTAATGTAGGGCAACACACCGGATCAGAATCTTCCCTGTCTAGTTGGGCGGGGCCGTATGTCACTGACATATTGGGTAGAGGGCAGGCTTTGGGGGATATGCCCTACCAAGCCTATACCGGACCGCTTACGGCTGGCCCTTCGGCGCTACAGCAGCAGGCTGCTACAGGTATTGCAGCTTTAGGGGTCCCCACGGATGCATCAGGTGCTGCCCTACAGCCCTACCAGCCTCAGTCATTTACGGCTGATGGCACTGCACAAACTTTTATGAACCCCTACATCCAGCAGGCTCTGAACCCGCAATTGGATGAGCTTCGGCGGCAGACCGATATTGCGCGTACCGCACAGAACGCCAAGTTAGCCCAAGCTGGAGCCTATGGGGGGTCTCGACAGGCGCTGGCAGACGTAGAGTTGACTAGGGCCATGCTCGACAAGATGGCTGGGGTAACTGGCGAGGGGTACCGGGATGCTTATTCTCGTGCAGCAGAACAGTTCAACTTAGAACAGGACCGCGCCCAAACTGCCCGAGACCGTGCCCTAGAATATGGAATTGGGGTATTGGACGCCCAATCGCAGGCAGGGCGTGAGATGCGGGATATAGAACAGGAAGGTATCGCCGCAGATTACCTGCAGTTTGAGGAAGAACGTGAGTTTCCTTACAAGCAGACACAATACATGCAGTCGCTTCTCCAAGGATTGCCTCTTGCAGCCCAAAGTTTTTCGTATTCTGAGCCTAGTGAACTATCCACACTCCTAGGTGGCGCGGGGGGCATTATGGAGCTACTGAATTGGGGCAGGAAAGATGAGAAGAGTGCTAAAGAAACAGCGGAAGATGCTGTGGGGGAGAAAATAGTAAATACGGTAGGGGGACTGTTTACATGATTAACCAAGGAATTGCTGCAACGGTTGATGACAAGGTAGATGCCTACCGCGCTAACCCAGATGCGCTTGCTCAACGGGCCAAAGGTAGTCAGGACCTTCTCGACTTGCTCGCACTACAGCAGGTAAACAAAGAGAAAGAAGCTGCCAAACGGCAGATTCAACTGAACACGCAGCCTCCCCAAGACACTATTCTGGCACAGCTAGAAGCTGAAGCTGTCGGGCGCACTAAAGAAGACATGGTGAACCAGATTGGCGGCATCATGCGGACGCAGAACCAAGCCCAAGCAAAGAACATGCAGAGAGTGGGTAAGGAAGGTGCTGCAACCCCCCAACAACTTGCCGGTGTCCAACAAGGATTAGGGCAGGTTGCAAGCCGGATAAACCCTAATATAGCCCGTGCCCGTGCAGGGGGGATTGTTGGGTTCAGTAATGGCGGACTGGTACAGGATATACAGGACGCTATCGTAAGAAGGGACAAACAGAAATTAATCGACCTTGGTGGGTACACCCTTGAAATGTTTGGGGACAACCCCGATGCCGCTAGTATAGCTAGAGTGGTTAGGGAAAAAGGTAGGCAAAGCGGCTTCGCTGAGCCTCCAACAAGAACATCTTCAGTGGAAGAACAGCCTCCAGTGGGGGGACAGCCTCCAGTGGGAAGACAGGGTTTTGATCCCGGCTCCATCAACATTCCGAAATTGGATGCGTCTAAAGGGATTCCTTCTGTTCTTGAGGAAGGGGAAACCCTAGAAGGACGTACAAGTAAAGTTTTCGGGCTTGGTGATGAAGGTATAGCAGGTTTTGGCCCCAAGGCGCAGGACCAAGCAGGTCTTGAAGCCGTACAAAAATACAAAACCGACGCTAACTTAGACGAAAACAGAGCGAATTTGCGGAGACTGCAGGCTGAACGTGCCGATCCACAGGCTCGTGATCGTGATCGACTTATCGCAGGTCTACTGGGAGCTTCAGGAAGAGCTTCTACGGCTCTTGCAGGGGCAGGCGCTGCTTCGATGCAGTATAGGCAACGCGCTGCAGATGATGAATACAACGTAGCCACGCAACTGGCGGGTCTTGATCGTCAGACCAGCCAAGATATGGCTACCATAAGTCAAAACGCCAAAAACGGAATGGCACAGAGACAAAAAACATACGCAGAATATCTCGGGACCATAACCGAAGCTGAATACAAACGCGCTGTAGCCGAAATGAGCGATCAGACCCAACGCGATATTGAAAACGCTAGAAATGAAGTAGCTAAAATTGAGCAGGAGATGCTTAACCTACGGGAGGCAGAGACAAGCCGTAGGATGAGTCAGCGGGATAAAATGACGTACCTCGACTCAGCCTTAGAACGAGTCCAGACACTGCGTCAAGCCCTGCAGGCGAACATACTTGAGGAGTTTAAGGCACAACGGGAGCCCTATATTGGCCGATTGTCGCAGCTTGTGAATGCATCCACCGAGGAGGATATAGCTGAACGCGAGCAGTTAAACAAAGAAATCGCAAAGTTAGATGAAACGGCCCGAACACAGATGATGACGGCAGATGAAGTAGCAGATCTGATAAAGCAAGAACAAGCAATTGTAGCCGAGATGGAGCGTACAGTAGGGAACAGCCAAAGTTTTGGGCCTGTTGAGGTCGTAAACCCTTGACCACCTATACAGTCCAAGGTCTGGATGGGACCCGTTACAAAATAAACGGGCCTCCGGGGGCTACTGAAGAGCAAGTAGTCGCAGCTATACGCGCAAGTCTGGCTGAGCAGGAACTGGCTAGGCAGGAAGAAGAAAGGCAGCGTGCCCCTGTTGAGGACGAACGCCCAGCACGTCGCGCTCTTGTTGAAGCCGAACGCCCCGCACGTCGCGCTCCCGTTGAAGATTCTACTTGGTACGAAAACCTCGCTGCGGGTGCAGGGGCTGGTGCTGTTGGTACGTTTGAATCGGCTGCGCTTGGTACGGCTGCGCTGCTTGAGGAGGAGGAAGAACTAGCAGCCAGAGAAAAGATTCAGGGTATAGCCTCGCAGTTCACACCTGAGTTTGGTGATCCTGATAGCTTCGCGTACACCGCAGGTACGGGTATAGGTTCCCTAGCGGCGTTCTTCTCGCCCCTTGCGCTTCCCTTTGTAGTTCCGGGGGGCGGTCTTGCAACCGCTGTCGCTGGGGGAGTAGGTCTGGCGGGAGCAACCGCACTCGGAGTAGCAGGTGGAGCCGGTGAGGCCAGCGAGCGTGCCCGTGCCGCAGATGCCACTGAAGACGAACGTAATACGGCAACACTACTTGGTGCCGGTGTCGGTCTATCTGAAATACTTCCGTGGATGAAAGTTCTGGGCCGGGTACCGGGAGTAAGAAATCTTCTTAGTAAGACTGATATTGCAAAGACTAATGACCTAGCTAAACAGCCTTCGGGTCTTCTGGCTACGCCTATACGTATCGCAGGGAAACTAGTCAAGAGAGGTGGAGCAGAAGGTGCCCAAGAAGTTTTTGCGGAGGTCGCGCAGGACGCCATAGAGAAATATGGGTATAACCCGGACCATCAGTTCTTTGATGGTGCAGGATTGGAAGAACTGAAGAAATCCGCTCAAGCGGGTGGCGTAGCAGGCGCAGTTGCACAAGCTGCAATTATGGCGTTTGGAGGTAGAAGGCGTACGGCTACCCCATCTGCTTCTGACGAGGTTACCGAAGGGACCGGTACCTTAGCTACTCGGGGCGAACTGTTTGATGAAACAGTTGAGGACGACATTGGTAGCCTTGTAGCTGCTTATGATGAGACTACAGGTCCTCCTGAAGCTATTCCCGAACAGAGGGAATTAGATTTCGGTTTAGACCCGGAACCGGTAGACAGACCGGAAGCCCCTAGTAGAGGGCCTACTCCCGCATTGGATGTTAGGGAACCTGCGACAGAAGAGGGTACTGCCGAATCCCAAGTTGCGGAAACGTCTCCGCGTAGGGTGCTGAGTGTAGCGCAGGAAGAACTTCGTGCACTTGAAGATATAGCAGCAGAAACAGACCCCGAAATCAGGGGTGCCGCGCTGGATGCTAAACGTATTAGCAAGGAAGACCCCGCAGCACTACCCGAGCGCATTGCTGCTGTACGTAGCACCATAGACGAAGCCACCAGAGCACTGCCTCCAGAGCAGACCGATCTGTTCTCTACACAGGGGGAATTAAACTTAGGTCCGTTGGAGACCCGCGAGTTAGACGACGCCACTATCGAGGAACTGAGTGCTGTAAGTGACGCTGATCTGGAAGGGGATAGATTTCTAACAGAACAAGCGCAACCCGAACAACCCCGGCCAGCACCTGAAGTAGTTGACGCTAAGTTCTTAGATGACCTTGGAATCCCCAAGAAAGGGAAGGCTGCTGAAGCCCTACGTAAGGACGTAGAAGGTAAACCCCTTAGCGCTCCTGAGGTGCGGGAGAACCTTACGCAGTTTGCTAATAACAGGCGCGTTGGGGCAGCTACCAGAGCGAACATCATCCGCAATATAGAGGGCACACCGGAAGGTCAGACAGACCTTTTCATGCCCCCGCCACCTACCCCTGCGGTAGCTCCAACCCCTGCGGTAGCTTCAACTCCTGAGGTAACCACTACTCCTGAGGTAGCTCCAACCCCTGCGGTACCCGTTACTCCTGAGGTAGCCACTACTCCTGAGGTAACCACTACTCCTGAGGTAACTCCTTCCCCTACAGGAAAGAAACGAAGAAATCAAGGGACTCAAGTACGTGGTTCCGATCCTTCTGTAACTCCTAGGAGAATACAGACTAAGAGAAGGATGCCCCCGGAAACGCCGCCCAGCAAAGTAAAGCAGCCTACGGAAGAGGTAGCCAAGAAAAAGGCTAAAGACGACGCAGCCGAGAAAAAAGCCGCAGCCGAGAGAGAAGCCGAGGAGAAAGCCAAGAGAAAGGCCGAGAAAAAAGCCGCAGCAGCTAAGAGAAAAGCCGCAGCCGAGAGAAAAGCCAAGAAAAAAGCTGAAGAAGACCTAACGCTCCCTAAGTATAGGGACCTCTATAAGACTTTAGGTGAGTATTTTGCTACACGATTCAAGGGGGTACGCAAGGAATACGCTACGAAGGAAGATATAGCCAAAGTAAAAGCTATAACGACAAGGCCGACGACGGCAGGTAAGGGAGCCCTAGCGTTAGCTAATACTAAGGCTGTCACCGTGCTCAATTCTCTCGATGGGTACTTTGGTAAGACCCCCCGAGTTAGTGATGCTGTTTCATTGGCTATATACGACGTAGTTACCAAACAACCGCAGTACAGACCGCCTACCGCCGACGTGGCCCCGGAAGAGAAAAATGCCATAGAGGCAGAAGCTGAATTTTTCAAGCATATGAGTGCTAAATCCGGAGCGCGTGTACTTGCTTGGGTCGAAGCTAATCTGTCCCCACAGTTCAATACGTGGGTGCGGGAGCAGCGGGAAGCAGTAGAGCTAGATATAGCGAGGCGCGTTGCTGAAACAGAAGCTGTAGATGCGACTCTTGAATCCGCGAAAAAACGGAACAAAGCCATTGCTCGCAAGAACAGAGCCGAGGCAAGGCAGAATAGGACAGAGGCAGAGCAAAGGGAGAGAGACGCTAAAGCCGAGTTCCTTAGACAACAACGTAGCGGGAAAGAGCCGGGGCCAAGTACAGCATATCTCGATTCAACCGCGGAGGAGAACCTAGAGACGTTAGATCTTTCTGATCCGGATCGTCAGAATCGGGCACGGAGCCCAGTAGATGATTACTATGGTTTTGATTTACCGAGCAACGCTCTCGGTGCCTTGAATATCCCCCTTCACCCAGCAGTTGTGTCTGCCTTGAGCCGAGGAAACCTCCGTACTGCGTTACTCACGCTTGCGGATATGGCTCCGAACACCCGTGTGCAGAATGTGGCGCAGAAGCTGGTTAAGGTTGTAGGCACGACCAAGGTTGAAATTGTACCCAACCTCAAGAATACAGCGGGTAAACGTTTAGCAGGGGTGTTCGATCCCACCACTAACACAATACGTCTCTCAAAAGCCGATGGATTAAACGCCCATGTACTACTCCATGAGATGGTGCACGCAGCCACGGCAGAGACGATAGCCAATAAGAAACACCCGTTAACCCGGAAGCTGCAGAAGCTCTACGACAGCGTTAAGAACAAACTTCCTGATGCCTATGGTATGACCGGGCTGGAAGAGTTCGTAGCTGAAGCGTTAGGTAATCCCAGTTTCCAGTCCGATCTTGCCTTAGTCTATCCTGATGGCAGTGCAGTAAGCGCACTGAAGCGATTCTTCAACACCGTGGGGAATTATGTACGCAAGCTGGTAGGTATGCGTCCTAAGCCTGTACTTAATCGTTCAGCAATGGCTGAGGCTGACAGGCTTATTGAGGGGATCTTATACCCTGCTCCGGAGAGTCGTTCCGGGGCGGAACTTGCGATGGACCCCAGAGGGGTTCTGGACGTAATAACCAGTGGCAAGGTAACCCCTCCGAAGCTACCCGAAAAGGATAGGTTCAACTGGTTACGTCGCGGTGCTGTAGGGGCTAAGGATATAGTACGTAAGTTACCTGCAATAGGTACATTTGGGCTGTTTAGTTTCCACTCTATCCGTGACTTCGCCGGGAAACTTAGTCCCGAGCTAGGGGCTAAAGCGGAGGCCCTAGAGAAGCTAATAAACGCTCAACGACGTAAGACGGAACTTTCCGATGAGCGTGTGGGTAAGGTCGCTAAGCACCTAGTAGAGTGGGTGAAGACTGCGACAACGGAACAGTATGTAGCCTTACGTGATGTTATCTACAGCCAGACTCATGGGGCAACCATATGGCAGGTAGATCCGACTTTATCCAGAAGCGCAGCGAAGAATAAATACGACGCTGAGAAGTTCGCCATATGGGAAGCCCAGCGTACTGATTGGGAACGCTTGGGGGATGATGGGCAGCGTACGTATAAACGTATGCGTAACGAGTACAAAAGACTGTACTCCGATCTCATCGCTACTATAAATGGACGGCTTGATGCGCTTAAAGATGGGGTAGACCCCAAGGACAAAGCTGCCAAAGCCGAACGGGCTCAGACTATAAAGCAGGTAAAGGACCGGCTAAACAAAGCCTTGACGGCATCGGGGGGGTTGGACGTGTACTTCCCGCTCCTGCGTTCCGGAGAGCATATCGTTACCTACGAATTAGTACCTGAAGCTGTAGTAGAAGGCGGGGACTCGTTTGTAATAGAACGCTTTGAATCAGCCGGTGACGCAGATGCTCATGGAAGAGCACTGAAGAATGACCCACGAGTCCGTAAGGTAAAAGTAACTACAGATGAGGAGTATTACGGTCCTGCAGGGCATAAGAAATATTCTAGGGATGCTCCCGATGGCGCACTCGTTAATGATGTGCTGCAGCTACTTGATAAAGGTAAAGTCCCGTCTGAAGTTAAAGATAGCGTCGTACAACTTTTTGTCGATGCACTTCCTGAGACAGCACTAGCTAAATCTTTACAGAAACGTAAAGGGACCTTAGGTTACATACCTGACGCAATCGAGGCGTTCGATAAAAAAGCGTTCTCCCTAGGACGCCAGATCGTTCGTATGCAGGAGACGGCGAAACTTAAAACCCTTGAAACCGAGATAAGAGAGACAGCCGCAGCCGTATCTACCACTAGTAGTTTTTATTTACTACCACTGACCCCGACCAAAGTTGCCGACGAGCTTATAAAGCGTTCTGAGTTTGCAAGGACAGGTGGGAAGAACAAGATCCTAGACGCCATAGCAAAACGGGCCAATCAGGTGGCTTTCCTAATCACTATCGGGTTTAACCCGTCTTCGGCTTTGGTAAACGCTAGTCAGGTACCTCTGGTTGGGCTACCTATGCTTGGAGGCAAGTACGGGTACGCAGAAGCGACTGCTGCTATAGCTAACGCCACCAGACTTGTGTTCACTGCTCAGAAAGGCGCTCCTGATGCACTTAGACGCCGCCTTAGCATTGCCCACGGAGTAGATGCGTTCTACGTAAAAGATGATAGCGGCAGGCTAAAACTAAGGACTGATTTAGATCTTAGTCCGGAACAGACAAGAGAATTACGAGAGATACAGCCTCTGGTACAGGGTGCGCTCGATCAAGGCATGTTGACTAAATCGTTCCTCCTTGACGTGCTAGGACTACATGAGGGGCAACGTCCTACCCGTAAGAAATCCGCTGGGGGTATGCTCGACAAGATGGTCGAGATGTCCGCTGTAGCTTTTAACCAAGTAGAGCGGTTTAACCGGCAGACTATGCTGGTCGCTTCGTATTCACTCGCTAAAAAAGATATAGCAGCTAAAAATCCTAAACTGTCCGCTAGGCAGGTGTCTGCCCTCGCAGTAGAACAAGCCATAAAGGACACCACTGAATATAACGGTGGTGCTTTCCTAGAGACTGCCCCCCGAATATCTCAGGAACACCTTGGGCGAGTAGCGTTCATGTACAAGACCTACGGTCTGAATATGTACTACATGATGCTCAAGACGGCGAGTGCTATGTTCAGAGGAGACCCTGCAGCGGCAAAACAAATGGCGGGTCTGTTCGGTACCAGTGCCTTCTTTGGTGGTATAGCCGGGGTGCCTCTATACGGGTTGGTTAGAAGTATGGCTGACCTGTTCTTCCTTGATGATGAGGAAGAAGACTTCGACAATTTTATGGCCCGTCTCTTACCCGATGTGGTTCGGACCGGACCTGTCAATGCTGCGCTAGGTGTAGATGTAGGGTCTCGTACGAAACTATCTGATCTGGTAATTGCAGAATCGAGGTTCGTCCCCAGAGGAGAAAGTCCTGACGATGCAGTAGAGAGAATGTGGTTTGAGACATTGGGTGTTGCCGGTAGCGTAACCAAACGGGCATTGCGTTCTGCAGAACTCTTCGGGGAAGAAGGGATTGCCTCTTCCCGAGCTTGGGAACAAGCGTTGCCTACAGGTGTCGCCAATCTGCTGAAGGCAAACCGACTAACGGTTGAAGACGGCTACCGGACCCGAAATAGAGATCTTATCTATGAGACATCTCTAGGCGAAAATTTTGCCCAGTCTATGGGGTTCAGTCCAACAGGTTATGTTGAGGTCCAACGCAGGACATCTCTTGCTGCGAAGATAGATGGAGCACTTACAGATAAGATGAACCGTCTCCGAAAACGTTACCGCATTGCGTTAAGTATGGGAGATATGGAAGCCCTAGATGAAGCCATGAAGGACATCAGGGATTGGAACGCCACGGAAGCGCAGAAGGATGCGAAGCTACTCATAACCATGAAGTCATTACGTAGAAGTGTAGATAGTGCAAACCGACTACGTAAAACCATGGACGGTGGGTACACGCCTCGATTCCCAAGGTACATAGAGCAGGCTACAAATTAAAAAACCCCCCTGTACCTAGTGGTAGAGGGGGGTAAATGGTTGGAGATAGACATGCTTTAACTGGCCGTCCGGTATTAATATATCACAATGTACGCCAGACTCTAATACCCAGTTGCTCCCCTTCTATTCTCGGTTCACACCTGACCGACCACCCTTTGTCTGAAATTACTTTCTTAACCTGTACTTCCGCTAGGTGAGTGTTGATGCACGGTACAAATACCGACGTGCCTATACTCATCCCATCCCAGTTAACAATGATCTGAACCCCATCAGGATGCAGGTCGAACGTTCGGAGTATTGGCGTTAGCATCTATAGACTCTACGTCGAACTTCATAATTATTACGTCAGACGACGGTAGCTGCATATTGGTCCCTTTAGTCAGTCGGACCTTCCCCCGTTTACCTTCGCAGTGTTTTATGACCTCGTTTATAAGGTGCGCGTAGTTAACTTGCAGAGAACCACACCATTCCTTGAGGGGTTTAGGCTTAACGTAGAACAGCTTAGTGTCAGTCTCGTATCGAGCAATGAGCTTCCCTCGTGCAATCTGCTCCGGTATCACTAGCTCATCCAATCCGTTGCCATGAACGGAGCGGTTATCCAGCGTGCTTTTGATCTGCAGAATGTAGCTTATATTTTCAGTGAAGAAATCATTCATAACGTCCAGCACTGATCTGCTCATACCCTGAATGTTGCTTTTATTCTGGGGGATCAAGTCAGACATGACCCATGAAAATACTCGCTTGGGATCAAAATTAATTAGTCCAGCCTTCTTCGCGATAATCAGCCCGGTCATACATGCTGTAATAGCAGAGGACCAGAACCGATTTTCTGCTGTTAGCCCTCCGTGGTTATCCACACGCTGCTGTACAGTCGTAAGTAGTTGGCGATACGCATCTAAATTTTGCATCAGGTGTTGTAGGTATATCGGACCCACTAGGCCATAGTTATCGTATAGCCCCCGCTCAAACTTATCCGTTATATTTTTATCCTTCACCTCGTCAAAGATCCGGTTCACTTTGCATTCCAACACCCGTTGGGCCTCGGCTTTCGCTGCGAGTTTATCTAACGAGATATTTTCTATGATGCTGTTGTTACCGGTAAACACCGCCAGTGTTTGCCACGGTGCCCCCGTGTACCGTTCAACATTTGAATTAGGCGACATCCGCCCCCGTTGCTTACCCCCGCTGAACTGATACACCATGTCGGAGGCTTCCTTCGGGCTCATGTTAGTTATCTCATCAACAGCTACAGGTATATTGTGGTACACCTCGGCTCGATTCATTTTGTAACTTAACGTGTCATCCTTCGTGAGCATAAGCTGCTCCGGATGGCCCCACACTCCGTTGATCGCCAACAGCATCGCTGTCTTACCTGTACCACTGTCATCGTTATGGAAATGAATAGCGGCACACTTCACGTTCATTAGTTCCATCAACGGACTGCCGAAACTAATACCCATAGCGAACTGCTGTAAGAGAAACCTATCGTCGTCCCATAGTTTTATGTTCTTTTTCCAATCCTCCAAAGTACCTTTTGGTTCAAACATCGGGAACAGCCCCATCGTCTGTACGGACGGCGGGTTAAACTCTATGCTATCGCGCATTACTTTCTGGCTACCCAGTACAAATGCACTGAGCGAATCGTCGGTCCACCCTAGTTGTTTATAGGCTTCCTCTGCGACACCTGTGGCTTGTAGTTCGTTTATCCAGTTAGTTGTGTAGGCCATAAGATCGTCTATCCGAAGTACCGCTACCCCCTGACTAGCAAGGGCTCGCCTCAATTCTTCCCTAGATGTGACTGCGCTGATTGGTAGTGTGAACTCCCGTACGCCATCTTGGGGGAGATGTAGCCGCAGCACCACTGACTCCCCGACTTCTGCATCCAATACACGCTTAACAACGTACAAATCATTATGATAAATCTGCCGTTCCTGTATTTCCCCGTCGTCATCCCGCTGCCGTATGTAGATACCTCCGTTGGCACCTCGCACGTACGGGGCCGGGTATTTCGGGATAGCGTACTCGTCCTCCACCGGTCCAGACTCGGTATATAGTCCGGTCTCCTCATCGACTTCGGCGGTACGTACGTTACGCCCAAGTGCTATAGGGGATTTTATCTTGCCCCAGTGAGGGCAATCCCCGCATACACCTTCGTTAAACTCATCGAATTTAGCGCATGTATACGGGCCTTTAATAAGGCTGACCTTGTAGGTGGTCTCTTCGGGGGAATACTCTGGATGGTTTCTGGAGATTATTTGAGACGCTTCAACGGAATCTTCGCAGAACTTTGCGATTGATAACCCCGCTCTCCACAGCGGCTCAACCATAGTCTCCTGATCTTTTATTATGCTACGTAGTTGAGCGCACCCCTTACCGTCTTTTATCTTCAGTAAAATATCTCTGAAGCTATACTTGAAGTTGCCTATGAGGTTATCCATAAGCGCACTTCGTTCTTCCCTCGCGGCAGGAACTGGTATCAGGTCCCGCCCAAGCAATTCAGAGAATGTATCGAAGTCTACTGGCTCACTGAGGTCTCCCCCGGCCAACAGTCCTACAGGCACCCCTGTAGTTTTTTTATAGTTGTGTGTGTCAGGCACTCGGAGTATGCGCGCACCGTCTGATGTAACGGCTGGGTCAGCGCCGAACTTATTATCTGCACATAGTCGTTTCAGATGGTCCGCAACAGGGAACCAGTCGTCATACGGGATAGCTTCTGTAAATGCCCAATAGACATGCACCCCGTACCCACTACTGAGTATGAATGGTCGGGGTAACTTAAACCGTGTACAGAACTTACGTAGGGCTCTTACTGCTTCGCCCTTGGAAGAGAAATCTTTACCGGGACCGCAGTCCAGATCGAGAAATAGCGATTGAAGTTGGGCTATGTTGTCTACCCGTCTTGATCCGGGTTCCCTAAACGTGGCTAGGGCGAAATAAACATCGTACCCCTGTTCATCAAATCGCTCGGCCTCTTCTATTAAATCTTCAATAGACTCATAGAACTTTTGGACAGGCTGCTGCTCTGTCCGTTTTGATGCAAACAGGCAATAGTGACCTGAATCACTAAGGACCGTCTGTAGAAATGTTATTGTGTGCACAAACCTGCTGTCCCCCGTGCTGCAATACGGTGAGTTTGTGCAGTAGTTGTTACGATTGGTGTCTTACCTACCGCACCGGGAGAGACGCGGTGGCGCACGACACACTTCATCGTAACTATTTCAAAGAGAGTGGTAGGGCGAATGACCTCCTACCAAAGACTGACGCTACTGCTCGCCTTTCCCAACTTGTGCGCCCTAGGTATAGAACGACCTCACGGGGGTTCAGTCGTCCCAATCGTCAATTATTGCAGCAAGATCTTCCTTCTCTTCCGCAGGCTTACTGGACTTAGCCTTCTTACGGACTACAGGTTCTTCAACCTTCTCCTCTTCGGCTTCCTCCTCTTCAGCCTCTTCTCCGAATATATCATCAGAGCCTTCAGCCACCTCTTCTACCGGTTTAGCTGTAAAAGGATTATCACTAGCAGTGAAACCCTCGACTTTACTAAACGGATTACGTTCCATCTCTGGGGCTAAATCAATAACCTGTATTGCGCGTAGCCGAAGGCTAACCCCATGCCCCATAGTCCCTGAGTATGGGACCAACTCACAGTGTATGTTCACGGTGCTGCCCGTTGTGAGTCTAAACCCATCAGGCAGTCTGTTGGTTTGAGCATCGTACCCCTGCGGTTTAGCCGTAGGATTACCTGAGTACGCCGCCTTTAGCTTGGCTCTCCCGATGAACTTACCGTCATCGTTCTTCTGCCATGTAGGCTTACTGAGGGCAGGCCAGCCTTTCTGCTTACGCTCGCCGTACGCGCTTTTCATAGCGGTAAACAGGGCCTTAGCGGTTGCCTGTGGCATGAGAAAATCCAGCGAGTACTCCGCGTTATCATCCGTTGCAGAACACGGTACGGATGAATTCTTACCAGTGTCGAACCGGTATGGCTGATCGAGTTTAGGGTAACGCGCTTCAACATTCTCGATCATAAATGTTGAGTTTTTTACTTCCGCCATGTGTCTAATCTCCGTTGGCATAGCCCCCTTCGACAACCGAGAACGGCATAGAAGAGGGTTGGGGTACTACAGTTTCAAACTGTAATAGTTTTTTAGTGTCCGGATCGTTCTTCAGATCCCGAACGTTATTGAACTCATCCTGCTCCAGTGGGCGCACCGCCCTGAAAAATAACTTAGGAGTGTGGCTACTTCGGTCAAACGACATCTGAGTCACTACACTAATCGCAGACACGTTCCTTGCTGCTAGGAATTTAGCGTACGCCTGTAACGGCATACCCGAACTGTCTGACCCAAACACGCTCGTCGCGGATAGTTGTAGGGCATAGACATCCTGATACTCATCCATGCTCACGACTATGCGCTGACTGTACCTACAGGCACGACCCCCATTGCTCCCAGACCCACGTATATCTTTAGGGCAATCTATACAACGCACCGCTTCCCGTTGGGCTTCCGGTACATTGGGGGATGGGCGTGCCGTATCGTCTGACCAGCATGTAGGCGCTTTCGGTGCAGACGGGTCGAACTCTCCAGCATAGTACTGCCGACTGACCGGTGCTGCATCTACGATAACGACATCTAACTCCGGATCATCGAATACATGGGTTTCGTGCCCACTATCAATTATCCGGAATTGATTGTCCCGTAGGCTCAACCGTTTCATTAGATGTCGTCGTCTATATTAATATCAGTAGCTACGTCACCGGTGATAGATTCCTCGCTGTCTTCCAACAGGGTCTTTTCTATCTTCGCTATGTCGAATCTGTAGGTGTTCCCCACCTTCAGATAAGTGCTCCTCGGGATACTCTTATTGCGTATCCATGTGCGGATAGTCGAGACACTAACGTTGAAGTGGTCAGCCACAGCATCAATCTGGGCAAATCTACTAGAGGTCATATCTTTTATTTCCTACGTACACTGACAGAGTATTCTGTGCTGGCGTTCAGCCCTTGTGGGACTAGCTCCTCATTTTCGGTGAGCCACTCCTTAATGTTGCCTTGGTGTACCCGCTTCTCCAGTAACTCAGGGCACCCGTGTTCCAGAATGAACTCATGGAACTTCTCCCAATCGCTCGTCCAAAATTTAGTTTTCGTGGTACGGTAAAACGATCCGGATTCAGTTTTAACGCTCGTTACGTTGTTGGCGTTACAGTGTTCCAACAGGGCGTCCTTGATCTTGTCCTGCTGGTCAATCAACCCTGCGTCTTTCTCCGTAAACGCACGTTTGAGTTTTTCACGCTCGTCACGTATACGGATAAACACTCTCGTTAGTGTATCAACATCGCAGTCTGACATCCTGCCCAACCGTTCTAATTCGTTGTAGGGCAGAGACTATACTAGCGTGCTCTACGCTAGTCAAGCAGATCTTTGTATAGATCGATGATTTTTGAGTGTACGTCGATTCTATTATCAAGCAGTGCGTAGACACGCGACTCTACAGGGGACCCCTGTAGTTTAACTACCGTGCATTTATGATCCTGCCCCGCCCGGTGCACACGGGCATTGGCTTGGGCATATGTCTCAAGGGATGCGGTCGGACCCCACCACACAATCGTGTTCGCTGCTGTCAGGGTAACACCGTGCGCTGCAGCTTGCGGTTGTATCAGTAAGACGCGAGGCTCTTCACTAGTCTGGAACCTGTTAAATATATCGGTTCTCCTCCGAGCGTTAACGGCCCCATTGATTACCTCTGTAGGTACCCCATCCGCAGTCAGCTTCTCATGCAGTAAAGATATTGCATGTCTGAACGGTATAAACACGAGTACCTTTTTACTGCTCTCTTCGATCACTTCCATCAACACCTTGTAGCGATGCTTGATGTCGAACTCCAGTACCTCTCCGGTGTCGGTGTAAATAGCCCCGGCGCTTATCTGAAGGAGCTTATTCATATTCACGGCGGCGTTGGCTGCTGTAACGTCCTCTCCCGCTGCTTGTAATATAAATTTATCTTTCAGTTGTTTATAATACGTAGACTGCTGCCGCGTTAGTTCAACCTTCCGGTTCACGTACACCATGTCAGGTAGGTCAAGGCACTCCTCTTTCGTGAACCGTATCGCTGGCTGCAGAGCATCGAATACTGTCTCTGTCGCGGTATCTTTAGGTATCCATTTGAACTGCGTAACTTTCACCATCACCTGATCGCGGAATGACCCAAAAAATCTAGGGACACCCTTTGGGTTCACCATCTTGGCGAGCCCATATGCATCAACAGGGGACTGAGCCGCAGGTGTACCTGTCATCATCCACACCCATACGTCTGGGCCAACGAGCTTGTTAAGGGTCTTCCAGCGTTTGGTCTGTGCATTTTTATAGTGGGTAGCTTCGTCCACGATAACCAGATCGAATCCACCTGCTATGAGGTCATCCAGCACCGTCTCTACGCCATCATAGTTAATGATTACGAACTCGGAGCCTTGCGCTATGATTTCTTTACGCTTGTTACGTGACCCGTGCGCTACGTCCACCGTGCGGTGCATAGCGAAGGTGAACAGGTCAGCTCGCCATGCACTGTCCATAATCGAGAGTGGGCATACCACCAGCACTCGACTAATAACACCCTTATTAAGCAGGTAGTCTGCGGCCCAGATTGCACTGGCTGTTTTCCCGGTGCCCTGCTCGTTAAAGCAGAACGCCTTTTGGTGCAACGTAAGGAAAGACGACGTAGTTTTCTGGTGGCTATACGGTGTGACGTTGCCCGACCACTTGTACTGCCCGAGAATGGGGGACGGTACATTTATATCTAGGTTCTTTAGGACACGAGTCTCATCGACGCCCCAGTTTACGACGACCTTATCACCGACTTTCTTACTCTTCGGGATAACCTCCGTTACTCTGTCAGGGTTCCGTAGCTTCAACAGCACCGCTGCGTTCTTAAATATTTCCATTATCTACGGCGACGTTTCGGCGGTTTACTGAGTGACCCGCCATGTGCACGGTTTGCACTGCGGCTTGCAATACGCACCCCATCGGCGTTAGATCCGCCCCGACTTAACGGCTTGTTATGGGATACGTCTTTGCCCTCACGGCGATCCGCTTTCCCATTTTTGTTAGCGTCCTTACCGTTTTTATCTATCTTGCGACGTGCACGTTGACGTTCCATCCGATCAGAATGTTCGCCCCGTGCCTTCTGTTGCTGGTATTCTTTTTTGTAGTCTCGCCTACGCATTG